ACCCCAACAATTGTCAGCCCTTTCGCTGACGGCTCGATCTTGACCGCTTTAACGCGTTTCACGTTTTCGATCTCGAGCTTATTGATTGTTACCATTTCTTAACTCTCCTTTCAGACGAGCAAGCTCGTCAAGCAATCGTTCTTCCCGCTCAAGTGTAGCTTTTAGAATTTCGGTTTGTTGCAAGTTGATAAACCACAAGCGATTGAGCGCTTTCGATTGTTGCTCGATCTTGCGGGACTTTTTACCAAACATGGAACGGTACCTCCGGCGATTCGGTGTATAGCTTCATATTCTTTCGGCGACTTGCGAGTTCGTCTTCGTATTGCTCAATGACTTGTGCGTTGTGCTCTGGAAGTCCCTCTTCGATAGCTTTGAGTGTTTCGCTCTTTGCAATTTTCATTCGTTTCTTGTGGTCCTTCCACGATACGATAAGCCCAGCGATGAAGCACACGCCCCCGATCGCTACTGTTCCGGCAACTTGCCCAGAAATAATAATTTCATTCATTTTAAATACTCCTTTTCTTTTTCTAAAATTTCGTAAACGTCCCGGACGTCGTACATTTTCTTCTTTCCTTGTTTCCGAAATGCAAGTCCTCGACGTTCTAGCTTTTTAATATAGCCATGATCGAAGCCAAATTTCTTCATTAAGGCTTTCTGATCGAGTGGCATTTGTTTTTCTTCTATTTCTTTTTTTAGCTCGTCTCTCACGATATCCACGATCGATCTGAGATAGACTTTCGCGATCTCGTCCGAGATCAAGGGTGGCAAGTTTAGCTCCTCCATTTCTTCGTTCCTCCAATTGTGCGGGCAAGCACTTTCTGATATAATTAAGGTAGATATTTATTTCAAGCGCTCGAACGTTCTCGCTCGGGTGCTTTTTTAGTTCATACTTGTTGAACTTTGTACTTAAAAAAATAAGCTGGGATATTCTCTGGATCGATATCGAGAACTTCGATTGCCTTCGCGATCTCGCTATCTTTCCAAGAGATTTTATTGTTCAGCTTCAGCGATACGCTTCGCTCTGATATTCCCAAGGCGCTGGCAAATTCCGCTTGTGTACCGAATTTCTCGGTAATCTTTCCTAAAAGTTTTGAATAATCGTTGCTCATATTATCCCTCCTTTCTTTTTGTTCACGTCTTATGAACTTGATGAATAAAGTATATCATGCGTCATGAACTTTGTCAATAACTTTTTTCATTTTTTTTGAACTTTTTTTCATTTTTTTTGAACTTTTTTATTTTTTATTTTCTTTTTGTGTACTATACTATAGTAGAAAAAAGGAGATGAACACCATGAGAAAATACAATACCGCTGATCGGCTTCGGGAATTAATGACTGAGAGAGGCTGGAAACAAGTCGACGTTATCAATAACTCAAAACCGTTTCAAGAAAAATTAGGGGTCAAGCTCGGAAAAAGTGCTCTTTCTCAATACGTAAACGGAATACAAGCACCAGATCAAAAGAAGCTCGCTCTTTTAGCTTTGACTTTTAACGTCTCCGAGGCTTGGTTAATGGGTTATGACGTCCCGCGAGGGCGTGAGGCAAGTTCCGAACCGGACCTTTCAAACTTAGATCTTCGCGAGCTGGCCGAAAATGCGAAGACTTTCGACGGAAAGCCACTCAATGAAGAAGATATCGTCGCTATACAAAATATTATTGAAGGTTATCTAAAAGGAAGATTATGAGACTAGAAGATATTTGTCACGAAGCGGGCGTCACGCTCGCTTACTTTGACAATGAACTGTGGCCACGGCCCGGAATGATCTTATCTGATATGAAGATCATTTTCGTTAATAAATCACTAACTATTGAGGCCCAGAAGCGCGTGATTTTGCACGAGCTGGGTCACTTAGACCACACGACGGCCGAATATACCATAAACCCGATCAAGTGCGAAAATGAAGCCAATAGGGCCATGATTCACGCGCTATTGAAAGAAGAGCTAGAAGCTGGGGACGCGAGCGAGTTTAATTATGTACATTTTATGGAGCGCCACGAGCTAAAAACAACGGCCGATGAATTAATGGTAATAGATGAATACTATCGATTAGTTGGATAGAAGGAGAAAAAACATGGACTTTAACAAAATCAAAGATTTCGCAAAAAAAGCAACTGAAAAAACAGCGGACGGAATTTCTTCGATGAATGAAATGAGAAAAAAAGCTGCTCAAGAAACAAAGATTTCATTCGGAAACACAACGATTCGAAAGACAATCGACGGACAATATTATATCGGTTTTTATTCAGACGCTCCGGAGCTATTTGAATTTGAAGGCTTTCAGTTTGAGGGCTCTACTATCGTAGAACACACAAAAACGACTGGAACGACCAAACAGAAAGGGAAAAAAGGAGGTGCGTTTTTAGGGGCTGTAATTGGTTCAACACTTGGACCAGCTGGTGCTGTTGTAGGTGCCAAAATAGGCTCCTCCGGAAAACGGAAAGGTAAAATTGATTCAACCTCTGTTACTACTACTGAAGAGATACCCGGTCTTGCTATGTTGTACTTGCGAAATATCGAGACAAACGAAGTTAAGACAATTAAAGCCAAGATCACCAATGCACAAGCAGAAAATATTAGATCGTTTTTCGAATAAAAAAAAGCCCCGAGGACAAGCCACGGGGAAATACATGATATAAGTTAAGTATAACAAAATCATTTCGTTCTTTCAATTGTGCGGGCAAGCCAAAACGGAGGAAAGACATGATAAAAAAATATACAACCAAAAACGGGGAGACTCGTTACTTATTTCAGACCTATCTGGGGATTGATTCCTTGACTGGAAAAGAACGGCGGACCACGCGCCGGGGCTTTAAAACAATGAAAGAAGCCAAACAAGCCGAAAGAAATTTGCTGTTTGACGTGGAAGAGAACGGGCTTCCGTCGAATCAATCGGACGGTTTTCAAGATCCTACATTCGAAGAACTAGCTTCCTTGTGGTTAGAAAATTATAAAACCACGGTAAAGCCCAGCACATTTGAAAACGTTCGGTCAAAAGTCGAGAAAATGACTGAAGAGCATTTTAAAGAGTTGAAGCTGAAAAAAATAACAGTCGCATACTGTCAAAAGATAGTGATTGAATTAAGCAAAAGTTACGTCCTTTATAATCATTATCTTTCAGTTATCAACCGAATTTTTAAATATGCTGTTTTAATGGACATAATCAGCTCAAACCCTTTTGATAAAGTAATCAAGCCGAAAAGCCGGCAAACTCAAAGAAAAGGTAATTTCTTAACAAAGGAAGAGTTAAAAGAGTTTTTAAAACTAGCGCAAAATACCACGTTATCTTATTTCTTTCCGCTGGTGCATTTGATGAGTTACACCGGGTTACGTCAAGGGGAAGCCCTCGCGTTGAAATGGTCCGATATTGACTTTGAAAATAAAAAAATAACCGTCAATAAAACAGCTGCCCGGATCAAAGAGAGACAAACTCTTCAAACCCCTAAAACAAAAAACAGTAAGCGCGTAATTTCTATCGATCCTGCCACGCTGTCAATTCTGAAGAGCTGGAAAAAGGACCAGATAAAGATCTACTTCAAAAATGGTAAACATTTTGAAGGCGATGAAAATTTCATCTTCACGAATCAGCGGGGCGAGTGGGTGCATATTCACAATTTTATCCGTTATTTTAAACGCTTCATCGCTGACCATAAACTAAAACCAATCACGCCCCACGGGTTGAGGCACACACACGCTTCATTGCTATTCAGCGCTGGCGTGGAACCGAAAAACATTTCGGATAGGTTGGGACATAGCACCGTTCAAATAACGCTGGATCTATACACTCACATAACGGAAGAGCAGCGGACTGATACAGTGGATAAGCTGCTTGAATACATGGTAATATAAAAATGTCGTATTCAATCCCGTATTCACTCGCTCCAGCGCCTCAGAAAATCAGTGTTTTCAAGGGCTTCGTGGCTAGTGGCATTATTTTAGCATATTTCAAAAACTGTTTCCATCATTGTGCCATATGTTCTCAAACGTTTAAAAATCGCGTATTTTAGAAAAATATCGTTTTCGTCATTTTTCAATAATTGAAAAAAGTCGTATTCAAAATCGTATTCATTGCCCGCATAATTGAGAGAACGAGCCCGAGGGCTTTTTTATTGCCGTTATAATGGAAAAATTAAGAAATTGCCGTTATAAACACAAAAAAGCCCCTCCAAAAAAGGAGGGGAAGAAAAAAGATTATAAATTTTTGAACTTACGTTTTATTATTCGTAATAGTTGACTAGATCGTCCTTATCCCAGCAAGAGAGCCAGATCGGTCCGAATTGTCCAAACTCAAACAGGCGCCAGTAGTAGCCACCATAATAGCCACCCGTGCACTTGTCCGTGATATGGGCTTCGTCGAGTTCGAACGAGAAGAACATGCCCGCTTTAAAGTCTCGATCTGCTCCGTCTGGCAAGTTATTACCGTCCTTATCGACCCAGTTAACCATCGAAACAGGAATACCGTTTTCTCATTACTACCCACTATTCCTGGTGGGATTAGACTATATCTTACTTTAGATATTTTCTATCATACTTACCAAAATACTTCTTTTCTGCCTCAATCCTTAGT